GCCGTCCACCACTACCGACGACAGGGAAGGGGCTGTGGATAGGTCGGAGGCCACTACGTGGTATCGGATGTCCCCGAGCTGTAGCCCCCCGGCCGACTGTTGGACCTCGGATAGTGTGACCTCAGCCCGGAGGCAGGAGACGGTGTCATCATCTGACGTTATCGCCACCGTCCCGGCCGCGTCGTTGACTGTGCGGCCGGTGGGGCTGGACACGGTGACAGTAGCCGGGGCCGCGTCTGTGTCACCGACAAGGGACACAAGATCAGTCTTGATCGCGGCCTTCAAGACCGGATCAATAAGCCCGGGCCCTCGGACGTTCACAGAATCACCGGCTCGTCAAACCCTTGATCCATCGGCAAGAGATCGGGCATGACAATAGCCACGGAGGGGAGATCCCCACCGTATAGGGCCAGCAGCTCCCGCAGGGCCTGAATTTGGGCCGTGTCGTCTAAGCTAAGGCCCTGCATACTAAACCGCTTTGCACGTCGCCCACGGTCGGCCAACAGGGCCCGGATACACGCGGCCGTAGCCCCGGCCGCGTCTCCCTCCGTGGTCAACATCTGATCGATCTCTGCGTCCTCGAAGACATACGCCCCTGAGTCCGTGTCGGCCAAGTTGAACCGGACGCGGCCCCGTGGGGTGGTGATGTCATACGTAAAAGCCACAGAGAACCCCGACTAGCTGGCCTTGTTAGCGCAGAAGTGATAGCGCCAGTTTGTGACCGTGGCCCCGAACTGGAATTCAGCAATCACGCTGATATCACCGTTCATATGCTGATATTGCCGAAGCGTGGGGGCCCCGGAGTCGTAGCAGCGCAGGCCCCGGCCGGCCTGAATGACATAATAGGCTGCGGCGGTAGCCGTGTCAGTCAGCGCCCGCCATGAGACGGGGATCAACGCACCCTGCAAGGGGTTGATATCGTTGTTGGCGCTACCGGGGAGCTGTACCGACCGAAGAATTTTGTTGGCCGTGAAGATCAGCGCAGGGGGAACGATGAGGTGAGTCGGACGGATGACGATCCGATCTCCCCGCTCGTCCACTGCGTTGGTCGATCTCATCGTCGTGAGGACCGTTTCCAGATTGGCCTCAGTCAGCGCCAATGAGCTGTCAATATTGGCGAACGTTGACGAGCCCCCGGAGATGGTGTGGGCCGCATCAAACCACGGGTTCCCATCGTAGATAAAGCCAGCGTTTGGATCGGCATTGTTCAGATAGGAGTTATCGAAGTACTGATCCGACCCGATAGTAAGCGTTCCCTTTTGGAACATCCCGGCTACGAAATCCTCTTTCTCAAGGATCGCCAGCTCACCCCATTCGGTGGTTGCCTGGATCACGCTCTCGCGTGCGGCCTGAATGTCGTTTGCCCGGAGGACGGTAGCGGGAATCCGGATGCGACGGGAGTAGCGCCGGATCTTGGCCTGCCACGTGTAGCACTTATCAAGGGTCGAATCCTCGGGGTCGGCCCCGTCTTCGATCTCCTGAAAGCGATCAACGTTCTTAAATGTCGATCCCTTGTCACCGTAAAGGGGGGCCCCGGCTTGGGACACGTCCACCACCTCAGCGATCTGAGGATAGAGGGGCGTCTCTCGGTCGTAGCTCTCAAACATCGCCGGGTAACCGTCATTCTCGATCAGTTCTTGGATCTGCGTTGCGCTGATCATGGGCTATGCCACTCCTACGTATGCTGCGACGATGATGGACACGAGCAGCGCGTTATCTGAAGTCCGGACCTCGTGGATCTTCACGTTGTCCGTATCTGAGGCGTCAATGTTGGCCGTTCGGCCGTCCGCGCCGATATCGCATGTCTTGAATCGGAGTGTCTCCGCTGCGGTCCCGGTGTCCGGGTTCACGCGGTAGTACGACTCTTCGGAGATATCGATGAGGACAGTAGCCCCACCATCAGCGGAGGGACTGGACACCTTTTCAACGGCGATCCCTACGGTAGTCTCTCCGGAGGCGTCTACGTTCTTGTAAAAGCCGGTGTCCGCATTAGTCGCGGTGATCGCGGTTCCTACCTCGATATCTGCGCTGTCGGCGTCAAGCGGGACGCGGACCAAGACCCGCTGCCCATAGACGAAATCAAAACCGGTAGCCATGCGGCCCCCCTGTTTCTCTGTTGTTGTTGATCAGAGGGGCAAACAAGACGTTTAACCCTTCTTGTTCTGCTGTCGCCGTTTCCACACGCCCTCGAAATACTTCCGGGGGTCGGTGTAGCCTAGGCGCTCGGCCTCCCGGATCGCTTGTTCCGGGATCTTCTCTTCGGACGGCTTGACGGTACGCGGGGGAATGCCCCCCGTCGGGGTGTTCGTCGTTAGGACGGACTCCAACCGGGCGATCTGTTGCCGGGCCGCGTCGGGGTCCAATCCATCCGGGACGAGGGCCCGGAAGTTTTCCTTCCCTGGCCTTGTAGGTGTCCAGCTCGGCCGTAAGCTGTGCCTCCCGAGCCGAAGCCGCCGTGTAGAGCTGTTCGAACTCCCCCCGCTTCCGTGCTTCGTCCTCGTCCCGTTTCTTCTGTGCGGCCTCGAATGAGGCCAACCGGGCCTCCATCTCTTGCCGCCGTGCCCTCTCGGCCGTCAACGCCTCTTGAAGGCCCCGGGTCTGTTTGCCGGTGTCCTCGGAGGGCGTGGGAGATGGATCGGGAGTGTCGGATAGTGGATCGCTCACGGGGGGCCCTCCTCTTTACGCCCGATATAGCCCGGCGACGGCTGAGGGGTGTATGTTGACGGGTCAAGCCCTGATATAGTCCATTACACCATAACCTACAAGAGAGGCAAGCCCCATGATAGAGATCGTCCCCGTAAATGGTGCGTTTCACGTAGTAGATAAGAGCGTCCCCGGGTGGGCATTGATCGAGCAACACAGCACACGGGAGCGGGCCGAGCTGGCCAGGGATAAGGCGCGCGCGGCCCGTGGGGTGTCTGTGGACCGTCCGGGGGGACTCGGGGAGGCCACGGCCGAGGCCCTTCAAAACACGCTCTCAGGCCGGGCCGGGGACGTCCGCAAACGGATTGCAACGATCCGGGATCTGGACATGTTGATCGCCTTGGAACAGCTCGAAGGGGACGACTTGGGCCGGCCGTCTGTGTTGAAGGCGATCCGGCTACAACGGGACGCGGTGACGCTGGATATCTAAGATCCCGGGTGTGTGGGGACTATAGAGGAAAGGTGATATTTATTTATCCTTATCCCTTGACGGGCCACTGTGTCCCCTATAGTCTAAGAGTGTCAGGCGGGGCCGCGAATAGCAGCCCACCCGGGACGCCCCAAGCCCCCGATAACGGGGGGCCACAAGGGGAGGCCCTAACACCACGAAAGCCCCCGAGGGGGCACACACAGACACACACAAGGGACGGACACAATGAATACTTACACTTGCCACAAATGCGACGGTAAGGGATACCTGAACGCGTTTCACCATATCGACAATGGAATGTGCTATACCTGCATGGGAAGCGGCCGGATTGACTACAACCCCGGCTCGGACACGTTCACACTGTGCGGTGATATGTGGGAATGGAACGGCTCCGGAATTTGTCTTCCTGAGAAGCACTGGTTTCTAGACGGACGGCCACGGACCCGGAAAGACATCCTAGACGTTTGTGTCTCAGTCATCAAGACGATCAAACACGGAACCTTAGACGCATTTGGCACACCGCGATCCCATATGGAACAGCTCTGGTCCGCTGTTCACCTTGCTACCTTTGCCTGGACAACAGCGGATCAGAGAGTGATCGCCCGGGCCGGGGCCGTCTTGGCCGACATGCCCGATCTTCTGGACACGTTCCGGTGGGCTATCTCCGAGCTGGACAACAGCGACAATCAACCCATCCTCTAAGAACAGCCCCGGCCCCGGCCGGGGTTTCTTGCGTCTACCGTCCCCGCTTCTTGGGGGGCCGTTTGCGCTTCTTGGGGTCGATCTCCGGGGGTTTGCGGGGCTTCTTGATCTTGACCTTGGCCCCCTTGTTCTGCTTCCCTGTTCCGTATCCTCTACCTCTTGGCATTATGCCCCCTTCTCTCGGTTGTAGCGGGCCAGCTCACGACGGGCCCAAGCCCGGCCGGGGTTGCCACCCCATAGCCCCCACGCTTGAGCGGCCTTAGTGGTCGGATCTCTCCGGGCCTCAGCGGACCCGCTGGACTTCTCATGACGTGCGAAGAATGAGACGATCCGCTTGATAGTGGAGATCGACATACGCTCTCTATTGGCGAATTGCCCGGCCCTGGCGATACCTACAGCCGTCCCGGCCCGGTTGCTTGGGGCCTGCTTAGCTCGGATGTCTAAGGCCCGCTGAGCGGCCCGGGCGGCTGCGCTCGGGGGACGGGTGGATCTCCACGGCATGATCTGACCTCCGGGGGGAGTATGACATATCGACCACACCGGGACAATATGGGAAAGATGATATTTATTTATCCTTATCCCTTGACGGGCCACTGTGTCCCCTATAGTCTAAGAGTGTCGGCAGGGAAGCCGGCCACACACACAAGGACAAAACAACATGTACCGATACAGCTCTATTTCCGAAGCATACGAGATCTCCCGGGATCGGGCCCTCGGCCACCGGGGCCCCTATGCCGAAGAATGCGAAGAGGACGAGGTCCAATGGCCCCAGCGGGAAAAGGCCCCAATGAATCGGATCCTCCCATGCGCGGCCGGGGAGATCGGCCGATCTGGTGATACCTACCAATGCATCAACCATGATGGGGCCGTGGTCCTTACCGTTAAGGGCGACGTCTACTATTGGGACATTATCACGCGAACCAGTACACATACCGTCGTCACGCAGGGGGAGGCAGAGTGCGCCGTTTCAGATGCTGGATTTGATAGGGAGACATTCTACCGGTTGGTCCACCGTCTCCCCTGACAGTGGCTCATCAGCTCGCCACCCCGGCCCCGGCCGGGGTTTCTTGTATCTGGAGATCCCGACCAATAGGGGATCCCTGATAATAAGTGATATTTATTTATCTTATCCCCTTGCGTGCCATAGTGTCCCGCTGTATATAAAGAGTGTCGGCAGGGAAGCCGGCCACACACAAGGACAAACCACAATGCGCCTCTATGATGCTCGCTTTCGTCAGCTCGCGTACCTCGCAGCTAAGGCCACGGCCGACGCGGCCCACACCCCGGGCTCTTCCGAGTGGTGGGCAACCCTGAAGACGGCCGAGACGGCCGAGATGGAGCGGCTGGTCAAGGCAGACCGGGCCGAGGCAGAGGCAGAGGCCCAACGCTGCGCACAGAAAGACGGGGCAGAAGAGATCGTTGGAGACTGGGGGGCGTGGAGGACATTTACCGGAGACTTTGTATCTACCCCTTGGACCGTGGCACACTTTCAGCCAGAAGGCTCCTATAAGACGGCCTGCGGTCGGGAAGTCCCGACGGACTTCAACACCGAACACGCCCACGAGTCGGACGCAGATACCCGACGCTGTAAACGGTGCTGTCGAGCCCTCGGGGGCCGGGCGTGATCGCTCAGATCGTGATGCATATCCGGGACGCGGACGAGTCCGATAAGGCCCGGTTCTCCCAGCTCCGGGAGATGTGCGCGGCCCTCGATATCAAGCCGTCAGAGCTGATAGAGGCCGGACTCTCGGCCCGTAAGATGTACTTCCTGACCGGGGCACGGTGGGCCCTGCTGATAAAAGATCGGTTTTAAATACCGACGAACACGGGGCCAAGTGCAAGGGGTGATATTTATTTATCCTATCCCCTTGCGTGCCATAGTGTCCCGCTATATATAAAGAGTGTCAGCAAGGAACGCTGACCACACACAAGGAAGGACACAATGACCAACATCAACATGCACGCAATCGAGGCAATCATCAACTACACCGCAGCATTCAACTACGCGGACAACGGCCGGAACCTGGATATCCAAGTCGCTAAGATGCTTTTGCCTACTCTCGATTGGGCAGTATCCGAGCTGTGGACGGTCGAGCTGGACGACATGACCCCCGCTCAGTACTTTGCTACTAAGACCCTGGCTTTTCGGCTGGAGATCGTGGGCTACACTGTCGCTGACTACCTCATGCAGAGCGGACACCATGCCAAGCTGAAGACGGCCGCAAACCTCGGTTATGATATGGCTCTTGAGGTTATGGAGTGGCTCGGACTCAGCGACGAAACAATGCAGGAATACGAGAACGGCCACGCGGCATAGCCCCCCGGGGCCCCGGCCCTATCGCCTCACCAGCCCCCACCGTGGGGGCTTTCTTGCGTCTACGCGGCCCCGGCTATGATCTCAGCTATGGAGCGCGTCACGGGGGCGTAGAAACACCGGCAATTCGGGTGTTGAGGAATACGCGGCCCCGCGTGGTTCCCGTCCTCGTCCATGGGGAATACGTCATTGTGAAAGGGCCGACACACCGAACACACCCGGCTGTCCAGGGTTGCGAGATACCGGACACTGTGGACCACGTCCCGGTTCTCTCGATAGGTTGCCTGTGCAGCCTCATTGGCTACCCGTTGGATCTCGGTTCGGACAAGCCGCGTGATCGATTTGCGTTGTGTGTCCGGTGCATCGATCGCGAGCTGGACCAGCTCCGCAGCTCGGGGCATGGACGCCCCCCGGTCAATCGAGATCGCAAGGGCCGCGTCTATCTTGTCAAAGGTCGGGATCATGGACGCGTCCACCCGACGGGGCCACGAGCGGCCGGCCGTGGGGTTCAGGGCCAGCGTCCGGAGGTCCACAGCCGGGGCCCGGGCTGTAACCCCCTTGGGGAGCCCTGCGGAGAGGTTCCGGACGGATACCCTTAGCTCTACCCCTGCGACGTCTTCTAGACGGGTCTGGAGGCTATCCCGGACGTCATCCCGGGCCGATCTGATCAACCGTTGGAGCCGTGCCCGATCCCGCGCGGCTTGTTTGCGCTGTCGAGCTGTCACCGGTAGGCCTTGATCGATCCGGTCTTGGATCCGCTCTAGCCTTGCGAGGATCGGCCCCATCTTCTGATCGAAAGCCGCGATCGCTTCCTTTACGGCTCCGTTCTCATAAGCGATCAACCACCGTCTGTGTCTTAGGGTGGCGGATACGAGCGACATTAGCTTGACCCCTTGCGTTTACGTCCGGTCTTCCTCGGGTGGCCCTTCGGTAAAAGGTCGTTATCCCCGGTGTATTTAGGATTACGGGGCCGGCCCGTCCGGACGATCTGGAGAAACGCGTTTACCCGGGCCTGTGCCCACTGCTCCCGGCTTCTGACGTTGGGGCTATGCGACGTACTGAAAGCCCCGGCCCCCCGTCTGTAGACGGCTTTCAGCATGGACAGGGTGACTTTCTTCCCGGCCTTGTCCCCGTGGGCCGCGTTGTGTTCCCTGGCTTTCTTGCTCAGGCTCTTGGTTGTGGCCTCGGAGAACGTGATCCGGCCTCCCCCCTTGGCCGAGCCGGGACGGTTCCGGGACGAGCCCCGGCGTCTATCCTTGCCACGGGCCGGGGTCTTAGACCGGGGGGCCTTGCGACCACCCCCGGGGGGCTTGTAGGCCACTATTCCGCCCCCTCTTCGTCATCGTCCGGGCCTTCCCCTGGGTCGGGGTCTGTAAGCACCTCAGCAGCATCAGAGACGGCCTCCAACAGGTCTTCAAGATCGTCTCTCATCTCATCCGGGGCCCGGCCGATCATGTCTTGGATCGTCTCTTCGGCCGCTTCGAGGTCTGCGGCCGCGTCCTCGATCCGATCTTCCAGATCGTCCGCGTCCCCGAGGATAGATGCAGCCGTTCCCATCTCCTCTTCAGCGATGAGAGAGGCGTATTCCTCGGCCGTGACGTCACCCCGGGCGATCTCCAGCTCCTGAGTAGCCCGGATAATATCGAACGTGGACACACCCCCGAGATCCCGGGCCATCTTGAGGGCCTCAAGACGGGCCTTGACGTCGGCCGGCAACAGTGGGGGGCCCTTGACGATGACGGGGAGCCGGCCGGGGTCGAATTGGGCCCGGCGTTCCATAGCCACGCCGATAGCCAAGGCACGCTCGATCCCCCTGTACGCCCGGGCCCTGATGTCTCGATACTTTGTCTCGTATCGTGTCGAGAGTAGCCGTAGGGCCTCACCGGATAGGCCGGCCGTGGATCCACCCCCGACAAATAGGAATTCAGGGAAGGTCAACCGGATGTCACGGATCAGTCGTTCAAGGGCCGTTTGTAGCTGTGTAACGCCCTGCATTGTGGGCTCTAAGTAGCCCGCTCGGATCTTGTCGCTGTTATTGCCCCACGCGTTGAGCCACCGGCCGAACCGAGACACGGCCGAGGTGTCCCCGAGTTTGGCCCCGAATAGATACGGCTTCGGGTTGCCGAACCGATCCCCCACGGCTGAGATCTGGGAGGCTGCGCTATCCACCTCTGCCAGCCCCCGATCGATCCCGTGTGTCACGGGTAAACTGTGTTCCGGGTAGATCGTCGGGATGCACCTGATATGCGTCAGCGGGACCACCCCGAGGCCATGAGGCCCCGAGGCCGATGTATCAAGCTCTCTCTGTGTCCGGCCCTCTTCGGTGTCTGGTAGGACGCTCTCTACCGTGATCGCGTCCGGTGTCAGGGTCCGTTGATAGGTGTACAGGGCCGGGGCTTCGGTGACGTTGCCTTGATAGTCTACCGTCGCGTCCCCGAGTACCTCCGACGTCACGATCGCCCGGGTGATACGTCGGCCCGTCACCATGTCGTATTCCAGATAGACATTCTGAGGGGGGTAGCTGATGAGGGAGACGTCTTGTGATCCCGAGTCCACCCGGGCCGCTTCTAAGTAGAGATCACCACAGCAGGCCAGGATCAGCGACCACACCGATCCCTGTGTGTGTACGTCCGACCGCTCCCAGATGTTCAGGGCCGTCTGATATTCCGCGTCCGTGATCCCGTCCGGTTTCTGTAGAATCACCTCCCCGAGGGCCAGCGCATCCCGGGCCGTGTCTACAATAAACTGGATGTCACGGTGTAGTCGTCGGGTGAGGGCGATCACTTTTCCGTCATCGTCCAACGCTCGGAAGAGCGACAGCTCCTTGATCTGTTGCTGTGTGTACGTCTCCCCGTGGTACGCGTCGATCAAATACTGGTAGCGGTTGACCCACCCCGCGTGACTTGCCGGGTAGGCTGTGAAATCGTCTGAGCCCCCCTGTAGGACGGTGAGGCGACGATCGGCTAATGGGTCGGAGTATGGCACAGGGCCCCCTGTTTTCGTTGACTATAGCCCACTAAGGGGGCCATAGAAAAGAGGGCCCGTCCCGGGGATCGTAGAGAAAAGAGATATTTATTTATCACTATCCCTTGACGGGCCACAGTGTCCCCCATATACTAAGAGTGTCAGCAAGGAACGCTGACCACACACAAGGAAGGGACAACATGGCAAACACAAGATACTTCGCGGTTACCGGTGGCAAGTTGCATCTTTCGGGTTGCGGCTACCTGAAGATGCGGCGCATTGGAGCTTCACACGTTGCCGCACATCACGTGTCTAAACTTGACGGTATGTCTACTGGCGAAGTAGTGGCTAATTATGGAGAGCTTTGCTGCTCGTGCTGCATAGGCGGACCAAAGAGCACAGTTAAGCTTAATGATCAAGACATCGCTAAAATGAACGCTAAGCCCAAGGCTAAAAAACCCTGGCTCACTGATACTATCATCCTAAGTCTTGAGAAGCTTTTGGATCAAGCCGAGGATCTTGGGGATTTTGAAACCGCGCGCTCAATTTATGCTGCTATCCTCAAGCGTAAGACGGTCTTGAAGTCCCAAGCTTAACGGCTACCGGTGACAGCTCGGGCCGCTCCCCCACCGTCCACAAGCCAGATCGCCCGCTCGGCCGCGTCCGGGCCGTCATCGTGTCCACCCGTGGGGATTTGCCGGAACTGCTCGATCACTTCGGCCGATACCCCGGCCTCTACTTCGATCCAGCCGTTATCCAGCCGGGGGGCCAGGGACGCGATCCGATCGATCTTGTTTGTCGTGGACGTGTAGCCCTGTAACCCACACGCTGAGGCCATAGACGCGGCCCGGCGTTGTTCTCTCACCCGCTCGAATTCGCGGCCCATGAGAACCTGAAAGCCGTTGTCCTCGTAGCCATAGCGGGCCCGGTTGTTGTAGAGGTCATACGCCCCCCATATCCGGGCGATCTGGCCCGGGACGTCATCCCGTCTCATGTCCACCGATAGGAGGTAGACGTAGCCGTGACGGTCCCGAGCTGCGACAGCTAAGGCCGCGTAATCCCTGCGCTGTGTCTGCTCAGAGGCCCGGGGGTCCAACCACACCGCGATCTGTGCTTCCGAGAGGTGGACCCGTCGGCCCCGGGACGTCGTGATCGTGGCCCCGTCGAATGTGCAGCGTCTCCACCGTTGAGGATAGAAGATCTGCCGCTCGGGGTCGGTGGCCTCGTTTTGTTTCTCTGAGTTGAAAGACGCGGCCCCATCGGTCCACAGCATGACATGCAGATCGTATAGGCTCTCCTTCTCTGGCCATAGGACACGGGCCCCCCGTTCCATCTCGGCCCGGTGTCTCTGGTAGTACCGCGCGGCCGTCTCTTCCCGGTCGGGGTCGGTGAGGTCTGCCCACAGCTCCCGACACGTGGCCCACAAGTCCGACCGCTCAGGCCACGAGATCACAGACTGCCACCGACGGGAGGACCACCCGAGGCCCCCGGGGCCGTTCGAGATGAGCCGGGACAGCATGGAATCAGGATGTAGGACCGTCCCGACCACACGGAAGATAGAGAACCGATCCCCCGCTTTTAGGATGTCTTTGGTCAGATAGTCCCATGTCTTGGCCCGCTGTGCTGGTGACCTCACCTTGTCCGGGTGTTCCCCATCATCGATCACGACTTTGGAGAACCTCAGCCCCGCGTGCTTTGAGCCACGGATCGAGCCACCGAACGAGTAAGCAGCAAACCGCGTTCCCCGGGGGTCTTGGCCGGGACAGCTCACCACAAAATCCGTCTTTCCCCCCTTGACTGAAATGGGACCATAGACCGCGTGGAAATACTCGTATTGATCGGGGCTTGTGAAGGCGTTGTATAGGTCGGATACCAGATCCTCCGAGAGGTCGTAAGTAGTCGAGATGATACCGACGAACACCTCCAACCCATACACCGCGTCGTGTAGCAGGGAGACGAAAGATTCCAGGGTGGATTTTGCGTTCCCACGGGGGGCCGCGTCTGCTATCCGACGGGGCCGGGTGCGTTCCGTCCATCCCCTCTTTTGTCGGTGGATGACGTCAAGATGAAACGCATTGTAAGGCAGGGGGAGACGCTCCCCCGCGAACGTCACCCCAAACAGGGCCAGATCCGACCTACAGCGCACGTGTAGCGCGTCCCGTGTCTCGGCCGGTGTCAGGGTAGCCAGGGCGTCCAAGAACGGCCCCCGGGGCCCTGTGAGCCACCCGGGGACGGGGACGGGTGAGGGGGAGGTGTTGGGGGTCATATGTCAGATCTGCACACTGTGAGAGACGAGAGCGGACGGGGGCCGGTACTCACCCCGGGAGGGATCGAGACTTTAGCCCGTGGTGATCGTATATGGCAGATCTGCACATTAGCCCCCGGCCTTGGGGTCCACAATCCCGACCCGACGCGCGGCTTTCTTCAGCCGGTTGATCCGGCTTGTGTGGCTTTGTCGGTTTTCTTCCTGCTCTTTGTTGCCGGTGGACAGGATCGATTCAATCACCGGGGCCACATCCCGAAGGGCCCGGGCGAGCTGGTCAGGACGGATCGCGTCTTCCCCGGCCCTGTGCTCGGGGCTGAGTATCCAGGCGATAGCGTCCCGGATCTGATCTATCTGGTAGGTGTGCCACTCTTGGATCCCCTCAGCCGTGGCCCTCACGGCCTGATCTGCGCGCGCGCGTGCAAGAGCTTGGGGGCTGGTCTTGTCTCCATCGTAAGTCTGCCACCATCTCCTAAGAGTCCGTTTAGTGGGCATATCTGGGAGCTTAGCCACCTCAGAGAATCGGGGAGTCATGACCCCATGATGGGGGCGCATAGACTCCCGGAGCAGGGCGATAGCCCTCATCCTGAGATGGTACCGCTCATCGTCCAATACCTGCGGACCACCGGGCACAGGCTACCCCTCAACGGGCTGAACATGGCCCGGTTCGGGAGCGTGTAGAGCGGCCGCGAGGGCCTCATGCTCGGGGGTGACGATCTGCTGTCCGAGGGGCCAGAAATTCCCGGGGTCCATTCCTCTCCTGACGTTGTGGATCTGGACCTCTTCCCCTGGTTGGAGGGGGGACGCGGTGTGCATCTTTTGGAGGGCCGGGACTTGTGAGAGAAGCCGGCCCTGTGTCTCGGGATCTTCGGGCCAAAAGAGCATAATAGTCGCGATCGGTTCCTTGGCACCGGGCCACGGCCGATCGGTGGTTTTGACTTCGATCTTCTCGATATACCCGGCCACCTCTGAGGACGGGCCGAGCATGAAATAACAGAATTGAGCGGACATGCTGCG